TTGAGTCACTTGCTGTAAGTGACGCTTTTAAAGCATCTGTTCCTATTTGAATATTATTATTTCCTGTTATTTGGCCAGCATAAGATATAGAAAATTTACCTAATATTACATTATTATTACCACCTGAAAAAGCCCAACCCGCATCTTTACCAACAAATGTATTATCATTTCCGCTACCTCCTGAAAATGCATATCCAGTACTATTACCAACAATTACATTACCATCTCCCGTACTTGTAAATTGACTTCCAGCTCCAAGCCCTACAAATGTATTTCTTGTACCACTTAGTAAATTTCCTCCTGCATTTGCTCCAAGAGCCGTATTAAAATTACCAGTTGTTATTTGTAATAAAGAGTAAGCTCCAAATGCATCATTTAGAATACAGTTTGTTGCATCTTTTAAAGCCCAAGAACCTACAGCTGTATTTGCACTACCTGCATTAAGTTCTAAAGCTTGATGTCCTACAGCAACATTATCTGTTTCAGTTGTAACTGTTTTTAAACTTAAATTTCCCAATGAAACATTACGAATTGCAGTTGTAATTGCTTGACCTGAATCTTCTCCTAAATTAACATTATTTGTTCCATTAGTTGAAATTTCAATATCATTTACTTTTACTATATTTCCAGTTATAGGATATATATTATTTATATAAAAATCACTCATTTTATTTTATTTTTAATTATTTATACTACTGTTAAAGTTGTACCTACAGGCACTGTTATACTAGCTCCTACACATATTGATAAAGGGCCCGTATATTCAATATTTGCGTTTTCTGGAAGAACAATATCTTCACCAATACAACCAACGATTCTGAATCCGTTAGCCCATATAGATGTTCCTAATACTTGCTGATTACCACCAGCATTTGATTCATTTACTAAGTAAGTAATATCCTCAATGATATTAGTCTCCATTGAATTATCCTTATTACCAAACTTTTTGAAATAGGATTTTTGAATGTAATTTGACATTTTATTTTGATTTTAAAAGTTTTACTTCTTCTGATAACTCTTGAATTGCTTTAACCAATACAGGAATTAATCTACCATAACTAGCTTCTAATTTTTCAGGATTCTCATCATATACTAATCCTAAATAATCATCATCTACTTCTTTTAAGTCTTGTGCTATAAAACCTAAATCTTTAATATCTTTCTTAGCACCATCTCTAGTTTCCCACTCAAATGTAACAGGTTTAAGAGATTCAACTAAATCAAGACCATATTTAGATTCTTCAATATTTTTTTTATCTCTAGCATCAGAAAGAGAAGTGATTGTAGTAACAGCAGCACGAAGAACAGATATACTAGAGTTACCCAAAGTAATAGAATTAGATGCTGTTGCACTAGCTTTAGTAGCCATAGATCCTATTACAATATTATTATCTCCAGAAGTGGATGAAAAAGCCGAACTTACTCCAATAGATATATTATCATTACCTGATGAAGATCCACCAGATGTAGCCCCAATACCTACATTTGAATCCCCTGATGAATTACCTAAAGAATTATATCCAATAGCAGTATTGTTAACTCCTGATATATTAGTAAGTAAAGAAGCGACACCTATAGCTGTATTATACTCTCCTGTTGTGTTATCTCTTAACGCATTAGTTCCAAAAGCTGAATTAGCTGTTCCCGTAGCATTATTCAATGCGTTAACACCTACAGAAGTTGAAAAACTACCAATAGAAGTACTTAATCCGCTTCCTTCATGAATTTTTATTGTGCTTGCAATAGGTGAATCAATAGAAACACCCGAAACGATAACGCTTGTTCCAAGGTTAGGATTTATAACATCTGACTTAATTTGATTTAAGAACTTAACATTGCCTGTTGACTGTGTTCCAATTTCATCAACGAAAAATTGACTCATAATTATTTATTTAATTTTTTACAAATATACATTAAATATTAATCCATAATTTTAAGGATCTTCCCTGTATTCTTATCTACTCTAGCCAACTTCATTCTATAATTCGTTTCCTTCGATTGAACATATCGCATAACTACTTGCTTCTCTCCTTCATTACCTCTTATATTCTCTGGTTCATATCTAGCTTGAGCCTGTGCGTTGATATACGCAAAAGTTATAGCGAATATAGCATCATCATAGTCATATCTGGTATCTGCTGCCTGGTATCTTGTCTGCCTATGGCTAGTAGAACTCTTCAGATCTTTCTCTACAAAGGTTTTTAGCTGTTCCCATATCCAAGGAACATCAATATTATTTGCATAAGAGTCAATCATCTCTTCCGCTTTAGCAATAATACGTGGAGCAGTGTTAGCTTTGTTAGAAATTCCAAACCATTTACCTCCATACGTCTGAAAATACTCTGGCAATTGGGTATTTGCAGTGAATTTCATCTTAAATCCATGTATCTCCTGGAAATCTACGTGCATATCACCGATATTATTCTCTACAAGCTCCTTAACCCCTCCTCTTCTCTGCTGATCGTAATATAAACTCTGTAATAACACCTGTAAATAGGTGTATTTAAACTTTTTATCCCTATGGAATACTACTGAAGATACAGAATTTGTAAGCGCATCCCATATTGCACTACACATCATAGAGTGTCCAGTCTCAGAGTTGATGGGATCGGTTCCTTGATACCACCTATTCTTCCAAACTTCGTTATCTGGTGGATGATGTATGACAACAGCCGTAGTAGAAATGTCTTCCCTTCCCGTTGTGGGAACCCATCTAGCTCCAATTATACGATATTCCGTTATTAAATCAGGAGTTGGTTGTGAATGATCCATTATAGGTTCAAAATATCCATACTCAATAGGAACATCTTTACTGTATATGTCGTTTAATCGTTGGTTACAGGTATGTATCGGCACAAGAGTTCTTGCTTTCCGTAGGAACATATCATCAATTGTGATTGGATAATGTTGGTGAAACTGCACTTTAGCAATTTCTCCTTTTTTGGTTCCCTCAAGTGCCAAATAGGCTTTACGCTCGTTGTTGATGTGCTCATCATTAACTCCTCTTCGTGCGTATGCGTTGAAAAATAACGGTATGATTCCATATTCATAGTTCTTTTCTTTCCATTGTGATAGACACATTTTAAATTCTGCCTCAAATACAGATCCTCCCTTATCCATTTCCCCTCCAGTTCCCCAAGCGATAAACTGCTGTTGCATCGTCATCTTCTTAGTTTCTGGGTTATACTTAAATAAAGCAGGTCTACCTTCCCTCATCATCTCGCCAAATATGTCAAATAGACCAATCTCATCGATAAATACTGCTGATGGAGATCCACCATTGATAGCATCTACCTGTGGGCTATCTACCTGGAAGCGCGAAGCACCCCCATCATCTCTACCTTTTTTATCTCCTTTCTTATCAAAGGACATTACTTGATCTGTCCAGTTCTTTACTTCTTGAGCTAGGTAATCTGGAATCTTTGTATATGTCCACTTTACCTTATCTCTAAAGATTTCTATCCCCTTATCTTTTGAGTGAGTAACGAATTTAATGAAGTATGATTTGTTGAGGTTTACTCGCTTCATTCCTGCAAGACACATTGTCGTAGTAAAACCAATCTGTCGGGCCTTACCTATCATCATAGAATATCCGCAATCAAACAAATATAACAGAACTCTTTGAGCTTCCCAGGCTTGATACCTAAGCATACCGTGATCTGCCTTATCTTCCTTTATCCATCCGTATTTATTACAGAAGTAAAGTGTGTTATCGTTGCATCTGGTAATTTCACGAGATAGGAAATCATACTGATCCTCTTCATTGTCGAAGTCAGTAATGAGTGTATCATCTTCTAGCCATTGTCTGGCTTGTTCGCAATAAAGCTCAAAGCTCCTGTATTTAATCTTGTTCTGCCAACCAGAGTTTATAGAGTCAATCCAATCTACAAATTCCTTTGGATAATCAAACTCAGCGTGATTAGGCTTCCATTGAGATGTCTTTACGAGCTTTGTAACTCTATCGTCTTTTTCTTTAAGACGCATAAGTCAGACCTTAATACTTTTTCATTGATTTAGTCTGCTTAACTTTCAATGATTTTCCTTTTGGCATTTTTTCCATTTTCTTTTCTGCCATCATCATTTCTTTTTTCTTCATGGCCGCAGCCAACTTTTCTTTTAGATTCATGATTTCTTCTTTTTAAATTTAGACATAAACTTTTCTTTGGCTTCCATCTTTTTAGATTCGCCTTTCTCGTGTTTCATTTTATCTTTCTTAGAAGAGTATTTCTCTTCTGCTTCCGAGCCACCATATTCCATGATAGCTTTTTTAAGTGCCATTCCTCTTTTCATTAGTCGCAGTATTTTTTATCTTTAGTATTCTTATACATCAACTTAAAAGGAACCTTAGAAGTTGGTGCTTCATCTTTAAGGTCAGCAGCAGCAGGTGGTCGACCTTCTACCCTTCCCTTGTCTACATAGCTTCCATTCTTTTTAGGATTAGAAGCGTAATACTTATCAGTTTTCATAATCTTTTTTTACAAATATAAGTAATTTTAATTACCAATTATTATAAACACAAAACCCTGGGCTTTCAACTCCAGGGCCTTATGCATAAACCTTTAAATATGAACGATACAAATATAATAAAAAACCCTAACAGTCTGCGGTAGCTAATCGCACTTATTAGGGGTTGTTACTAGTTATATGGTTGTTTATGAAGGCAACGTCTTGCACCCATAAAGCAAGTCCACTTTCCCAGTAACCAAAAAGTCCAGTGTAGTGAGCAGATCTTACGGTATGCTGTCTGGAACTTGGCCTATGTCTATCTCAACACAGGGGGGAATAAGTTATTCTGAGCGCGCAGTTCTAATGAGATGCGGAATAACAATAAGCAAATATAATAAAAAAAGGTAGCTATTAACTACCTTCCGACCAGGGTTACCCCAATCCATTTGTTTGAATCAAACGATTCTTTGTTAGTGAGAATACAAATATAATTAAATTTCTATATTATCATAATATTCTTCCAAATCTATATTCCTCCTAGGCATTCGATCAAATTCCTTTACGCAATAGAACATCTTTTTTATCGTGCCCTTATAGAAGTATATAGGGTTAATCATATAAGTCCTCCTATTCTTATCCATAGTAAACCGAATGACATCGTGCGCACACAGCTCAGATACACTCTTCATTACATAACGCATACTCATATCCGTCAACTGCTGAATATCCCTTAAGCTATAATTCTTTAAAGCATTCCCATAGTTCATTTGTTTAACAAAGAACCGAAGCATTTTATTTGTCGCTGGCTTTAGCTTATCCATAATATCCAGAGACTCAGAGAAGGCCACCATATACCTCATCTTCTTTCTTCTAAATAAGTTTTCTATCAGGACATCTACTTCTGAATTATACGCCTCGGCCAACTGATTGAACTGCCCTTTCTCATCTTTGTAGTATAAGTCAAAGTGTTTAATCTTCTTGGCTAATACCCTATCAGCTTCTAGTAACAGTAAATCAAATACAATGTTATTCTTCTCCTTCATTATTTTCTTTTAATGTGTCATTGTAAATCAATCCTAATTCGTGTTGACAATCACATAAGTAATATGCGTGAGATTCGCTCATAACAATTAATCCGTTTTTAAATACATCAACGCATATTCCACATTCACAAATATTGTTTTCGCGATAAATCTTTTTACCTACCCTATCAATAAACCATTGTAAATCTTTCATTCTTCTGATTTTAAATTTATAAATCCTTCGAAGTCTAATAAAGGAAGGTTATTCCTATCACAATGGACACAGAACTCAGCATACTCCTGGGCCTGTTTAATCTCCATTTTTTGAGCACTCTCAATATCATTCAATAGCAGAACTCCACATTGATTAATGTGTTTCTCGACTAGCCAATCAATAGCTGTTTGATTATTTTTTTCTTTCATCGATAATCTTCTCTACGTTTAACTTTATTTTTTTTAAATTAGAGAGATTCATCTTATGCCTGCTGTGCTCATAGAAGATCATACCATTCAACGCCCTGCTAAACTCTACCACATTCATACTCCCCTTCAACTTATTACAATCCCCGCAACATGGTACCTTATTAGCATTACTCAATACCCCACCACGACTCTTAGGATACAAATGATCCACAGTCCTACTATAATCATCTAACTGCGTCTTACAATACGCACAGACAGATAAATCAACCCCTCCCTTACTAATCATATCCAACAAAGATAATAAATAATCCTAATACTTTGTTACCACCTCTATGCGTAAACAACTTGTTACCACCTATAACCAACTAAAATCCCTATCCCCATTGACTTCTAACAAAATCCTCTATATACTGTTTATCCCTAAAGATATAAGCAAGAAAATCAATGATTAGTTTATAATACTAAGTTATGTCGGTTATGTAATAAACGATATTACTTATTATGCGTAAACGTAGCTCACCATCCCATAGTACTATTACCCCTCCCATATCCTAATTCCCCTACACCAGATATAAGTATTTCATCTATTATCCCTCCTGGTTTTTTAATTATCCACTGGTCGTATCAAAAATAAATCTGTATTCTTCAAGGACTTATACGTAGTAACCTATCCCCTCCCTATTCTCAAAGGAAAGTCAATCTCAACAATCACTTGCATTGACTTAACTTAACTATCTTTGTTTCAGTTAGTTACATTCACTTTGTTAGTGCTTGGATCCCCTTTATTTTTGCTCTTATTTATTGCTAACTTATTAATTTTCAGTGCGTTATATATTCTTGATGATATGCTGAGAATAATAATTGCACACTTTTATTCATTAATTATGAACATACCCACCTAAAATATGGTTTAATCTTGCATAAAAATATGGTAACAATACGTCATTTAATATCTACTATTTCACTGCAAAAGTCACGTTTTTTGTGCTGAAATCAATAATTTTTAGTGTTATTTAAATCATTGATTATCAGTTAGTTAGCTAATTTATATCTAATTATTTTTAATTATTTTTAAATTTTTTGTTATCAATTCAAAATTTATATATATGTTTGTATCGTCATCATTGGTTAACGAACTACTAAAATGAATGACACACACGAAAAGACTAGTTAACATATATTCTTGTTAATCTCGAAGTTTACTAGTTGTTTAGGTTAATCCTAATTAGTTCCTATCTTATAGGCGTGTGAAGTTCTTTGTTTATTGATAAGATAGCGTGTAAAAAATTAAATTTTAACGGGTAGACGCTGCACCTAGTCCATGCAAGTTAACACTAGTAGAACGTTGTGAAACGTGGCTATAAACTAACATAGGGATATGTTATGGTCTATTGCTTTGAAAGAAAGTATGCATCTAATCGCGTATATGTATGGGGGTAAACTATGTTTACTCAGAACGCTATTAATATAAATTAATAAACGAAGATAGGTTAACACCTTGAAATAGAATAGAAAAAAAATTCGCCTTGTTTACTATGAGTAATTAACTTCGAGCGAAACGAAGCGAGGCACTAACCAATTAATAAACACAAAAATGAAAAACAAAACAATGGGTGCATCTACACAAGTAAAGAAAGTTGTTAGAGTAACGGCAACAAAGAAAGCTATTCAAGTGACTAGCAAAAAAGAAAAAGTAACCTACTTATCTGAAGGGGTAACGGGCAAACAAATGATGACTGCTATTTATGACGCAAATAATCGCCATAAAAAAGACTTAGGGTCATTGAGTCAATGTTTGAAGAGAGCTATTGAATTCGGCAAAGATGATTTTACCAAAACAATAAAAGGTTTTAATGTAAAAGACTGCACCCCGAAAAACTTAGTGCCGTTGCGAAGTGCAAAGAATGCTTCTAAAGAAACGTTTAGCGTTTACGAAGTGTTAATGTTAATCAAGAAATACTACCAAACAAAATAATTAATTACTAACTTTTATCAAGCCTGTAGGGATTCCTATGGGCTTTTTTGTTTTACCTAAATTAATAAAAATGAAAGCAAAATTTCACAAAAACTTTAGCTTGTCTGGATTTCAAGCTAACAAAACTTATATCATTAAACAATCGGGCAAAATAGAATTTAACAAGTTCGTGCCTTTGAGTTTACTAACTAAACTATTCGATGACATCGAACAAATATTATATTCAAACGATACGATAACTATCGAGGGGGAAAATGACGAGCTATTCGTGGGTTCATACGTGAATATAGGAACGACAAAAAAACTAGGAGCGTAATGGATAGGAGCGTATTTTGTGTAGTGGTTAACGCGAGAGGAACGGAACACGTATGCGAAGTGTATGCGTGTTCTATCTTCCACGCAATCGAAATACTATACAATGAGAAAAATTACAGGGATATTCAGCCCGATCGAACAAAGTATAAACAATTTAAAAGAAAATAAAATGGGAACTTTTGTATACCTACTAGTGCTCTATTCAGTAGTAGCAACATTGAAAATTATTTACCTAAAAAAATAAGAGAGATGAAATACGTAAGAATGAAAATCGAAAATGAATTTATGAGTAACGCTAATTATGAGGCATGGATTCATTATTCAGATAACGGAAAAGCGCAAAAGATATTTGCTAGAATAAATGGTATAGATGAGAATGGATACTTTCAAGACCTATTAGGTAGAAATCAAGAGAGTATTATTCAAAAAGAATTTGAAACGATTACGGAAGCTTTTGATTGGCTAGAAGATAAATGTAAAGAATTAGTTATCGAAGAGCTTACACACGTATCACGTAGAGGTAAATGGGCACAAGAAAAAATAGACTGCATAAATGATATGGGATTTCAATTATAAAATAAAATGGATATAGTTCACGTCAAAGTTACATTTGAAGATACATTCTCAGGTGCAACAACTACTAAGGTAGTAACACGAAGCAAAGAAACATTTGAAAAGATGAAGAAAGGAATCGGATCCATAGTATCTGTATTCGAAAACAATATTCATTGGGATTGGAAAGTAATTAAAGTTGAACAAGCATAAATAAAGTAAGATGGAAATAGATATAACACCACTAAAAATGTTTAGGTGGAAAGCAAATGACTTCGGAAACAATGATGATTACTGCTCTTATTATGCAAGGGATTGCATATATTGCATAGATAAGGGAGCTTCATCTTCAATAACCGAACAGCAATTAACGGAAAGATTTATTCAAGAAAGTATGCGTGTACTTAAGTGGAAAGAAGAATCCAACGGTGAAAAATTAACTTGGAAATTAATTAAACATAAAGATGGAGAGTACTCAATTGAATATTGTTGTGTTGACTACATAGATGATTGGGAGCGAAACGCTTCAACTTTAACAACACTAGAGTTTACAAATGAAAATGTTTTTCACATAATATAAAAAAAGCAAGATGACATTTATAATCTATTTAATAGTAACGGCAACAATTGTTTTTGTTCCGTACTACATAGGGAAATTAGCTAACAAAGTATTTCCATTAACAAACGATTGGTATGGGCACTGGTATATAGGCTTAATGTATTGTTTTATGGTATCGGGCGTAGTAACATTTATAATCATAACATCTAACGGAGTAATCAACTTAATTAAATAAAGTAATATGTATAAACTAATCTGGAAAGGCGAAGAAATTGACACCGCAGACACAATGAAAGAAGCTATCTCTCTACAAAGAGAATATCAGATGGCTTATGGTGGAATAGTAACTATTAAAAAGTCAAGATGACAACAAGTCAAAAAATCATCACTATCATTTTGCCCGTAGCTATTGGAGTTACGGGTTTTTTATTAACCAATATACTAAAATAAACTAATTATGAACACGATTGCAAAAGAACTAAGAGACTTACTGCCTCAATCATTCGTTATCAAGGCAGAACTTGACCATCCACAATGGAAAATGTATATTAACTTTATTAATTCCGTTGGAGGTAGCTACAACGGAGACTCAGCAGAACTATACTATGGTTTGAAATATGTGCCTGATCTATCAGCAACATACACAGTATCATACAATGAATGCGAATCATTTGATAGCACTATAATAACAATGAGCGAGCTATTAAAAATAGTGGGTATAGAAGAAATACTACCAGAAATGGTGACTACCTACGATGGCGAAGAACATCCAAAACATAAATGTGTTCAGATACACGAAGATAGCCCACGTCACGCAGAAGAATGGGCATTAATAGAAGAATGCACATACGCAAATATAAATGGTGGATACGCATTACACGATCACGTTATTCATGTTCGCGGTGGAGATGTAGTAATAGAAGGAACTGAAGATATAAATTGTATTGTATGGAGTGGATTCGAAGAAGAATATTTAGATCAGGATAGTTCTGATGTATTATTCGGTTATGTAACGGATAGAAGAGGAACTACATACGAAGACTATTTCATTCGCATATACGATACTTGTGAGATGGATGGGGATTATTATAGATGTAATGATTCACTCAGAAATCAAGGCTATATGTATTCAGAAAGACAAGATGAATGGGTGCATGAGAATTATTGGGATTCAGATATTCACGAGTATCAAGATGAAGATGACGAGGCTAACAATGCTGGATATCATTCGCTACCTAGACAAACTAGATTCGATTCATCTGCAAAGTTCACTGTTGGATTCGAGATTGAGAAAGAAGATTCAGATATGGCAGACCTTGACTATGATAGACTATATAGAAACACAGGTTGGATAAAAGAAAAAGATGCCTCACTAGATGATAGCACTGGATACGAGCTTGTATCTCCTGCATTCAATCTATTCGATGACAAAATGGAAATCGAGATAGGCAAGAGTCAGGAGTTACGTGACCTTATCAATGCAGAACATTCATCTGATTGCGGTGGGCATATCAATCTAGGTTCAACAATATACACTACCGAACAACTATTCGAAGGTATATCTGGATTCTTTCCATTGTTCTATTCAATGTATGAACATAGAATTGATAAGGACTATTCTAAAGCTAAGAAGAAACACGAATACTATAACAGAGACAAGTATTCATCTATCTATATCAAGCCAAATGTGGTAGAGATTAGAATTCCTTCAGCTGTTAGAAGCGTTAACAATCTACTATGGCGAAGAGACTTAATGAGAATCATTGTCGACAACTTCAACAAGTCTGAAATGCAAGTGCTTAGAATGTTAGCTAATACAAAGTCTAAGCTACACATTCACCTTAGACAAGTATATTCTTTGGATCAAATGATTCAGAAGATAGAAAAGTTTATCAAGTATTCAGACCAATTCAATAACAAGAAATTACCTAATGTAAATACAGCTAAGCTAGTAGATAAGAAATCATTAGCAGCTTAATTATTAACTAAATAAAACTAAATAAAATGTGTATAGCAATTCTTAATACAAAACAAACTACTCTTAAAAAACAATTACTTAAAAATTGTTGGGAGAACAATGGCGATGGTGCAGGTATGTTGTATATCGACAACGACAATCAACTTAAAGTATTCAAAGAAATGAAGAGCTTTAATACGTTCTATAACAACTACATAGACATCAAGCAAAAGTATGGTAAGCGTAACATTGTATTGCACTTCCGTATCTCTACTCACGGCAAGATTAACAAAACAAATTGTCACCCATTCCTTGTTGATGACAACTTAGGATTCGTTCATAATGGTATGATATACAATGCACCTACGAGCACTGAGTATTCAGATACATATATGTTCAATGAAACAATACTCAAGAAGTTCAAGCCTGGATTCGAATACGATGATGACATACTAGACTTATTAGCTGAGTATATCGGCAATGGTAGTAAGTTAGTATTCCTCAATTCAAATGATGAGTGGGCTATTGTTAATGAGGCAGCAGGACATTGGAATATGGG